CCTTGTGAGGTAGAGGATGTTAAAAAACAGTATGGCTCGTTACGTCAGAGCGCGAAAGCGATCAGCTTCGGGATTTTGTACGGCTCGGGCCCGGCAAAAGTTTCTCAATCGGTTACGAAAGCAACTGGAGAAGCCTACCCTATCAGTCAAGCAAAGGACGACATTAGCCAGTACTTTACTAGGTTTAAGAAGCTCAAGACCTGGCTGGATAACAGAAAGACTTTCATTGAGACTAATGGGTATACATACTCATTCTTTGGGCGTAAAAGGCGTTTGCCTAACGTGTTCTCCGCAGACAAGGGTATTGCAGCGCATGAGGTGCGGAGCGGTATCAACGCGGAAGTACAGAGCCTCGCGTCCGACGTCAATCTATTGGGGGCGATGGACACTCACGATGAGTTGAAGCGATTGAAGATGAAGAGTCAAATCTTTATGTTAGTACACGACTCAATAGTGGCCTTGGTGCCAGACCATGAGGTTGAACGCTACTGCGAGATCCTAAAAACAATGACTCAACGTGACCGTGGTTGTGGTATTCCAGGTAGCCCTATTGGGGTCGATCAAGACATAGGCCAAGACTACAGCTTTGACAAGTTCGAAGAACACTACACACTAGAAAACGGAATTCTTGTTAAAAATGCTTAATCAGATCCAGTTTCCAATCTATCACTTGGGCCATGACAAACCCAACCGTGAAGGCACACGTTGGTATTACCACTACGAAACTCACCACAAAGATGGTGAAATAGAAACCAAGACCCTAGTAGTGGACGATACTGGTACATCAGGCAACAGTCTTGCCATGAGAAGGCTGCAATTGAAGAACAGTGGCGTGGCCTTGGCAAAGCTGAGACATGCAGTGTTTTTTCTAGGCGACATGATCAAATTGAGCAAGGGCGGCACTTGGTTTATTGATAGTACCGGATATGTTTTTGAGTACCGTAAGACCAAAAGGGTGCCCCTTGTGTTCAAGAGTATCAGCCAGATTATTCCTATCAAAACAGGCGGTGCCATTGTAGAGGTACAAGGAGTGGGAACCAGATTCAAAGTTCTGCACGCGCCAAACCAAGACTGTAAATATGCCGGATTGTTATTGGTGGGTACAGGGTACTTGTTATACGGACTGTATCCAGACAAACTGACCGACACAGTAAGAATGGTATGACAGCAGAAAAACCCAAAGCAATTGTTAGCAATCGAATATACTTAAAACCAAAAAATCACGAACACCTAAAGCAGTTGATAGATAGCCTTACATACAGGATCGAAACCAGAGCTGGTCAAAAAGGCAAAACCAAGAAGATTGAAACCATCAAAAACTACAAGATCTTGCCACGAGACATAGTGAGTATTCCTCAAGGTCGGCTGGACTTGGTACCACCAGAGTATGAGATTGTGGACAAAAGGGTCACGCACGAAGTGCCTTTTCCAAATCCACGGTTTCAGTTGCGAGACAGTCAACAGCCGGTGTATGATCAAGTTGAAGATACCTGTTTCATAAACGCACTGGTAGGCTGGGGTAAAACATTTACTGCCTTACACTTGGCTCGCAAGTTTGGTCAAAAAACACTGGTAATCACTCACAATACCTTTTTGCGTGATCAGTGGATAGGCGAAGTACAAAGTCTTTACGGCTTGACTCCTGGAATCGTTGGCAGTGGTGAGTTTGATATTGAAGATCACTTTATTGTCATCGGCAACATTCAAACCGTCATCAAGCACATAGCAGTCTTGAGCAAGGAGTTTGGTACTATCATACTAGACGAAGCTCACCACGTGCCCGCTGAAACGTTTGGACAATTGATAGACGGTATGTATAGCCGATATCGTATTGCTTTAAGTGGTACAATGGAACGTACAGACGGCAAACATGTTGTGTTTCGTGACTACTTTGGTGACAAGATTTACAGACCCCCACAAAGTCACACCCTTAACCCAACAGTAAAGATTGTAAACACAGGACTGCACTTAAAAAATGATGGAACCTGGGTAGAAAAGATCAACGATCTACTGTACAATGAGGACTATCAGAACTTTGTGGCAGCCATGGCAGCAATCCAGATAAGTCATGGCCACAGTGTATTGATAGTGGCTGACCGAACTGAGTTTTTGGAGAAAGTGAGAAACAAGATTGGAAAAGAAACTTGCGCGCTTGTTACAGGCTCCACAACATATGAACAACGCAAACAGATCATTGAAGAACTCGAAAGCGAAACAAAGATGTGTGTTGCTGGAAGCCGTCAAATCTTCTCAGAAGGAATCTCCATTAACCGGCTGAGTTGTGTTATACTCGCAGTACCTACGTCCAATCCCATCAGCTTAGAACAAATAATTGGGCGAGTCATGAGACTACACCCAAACAAACCAGAACCGCTTGTGTTAGATATAGCATTTGCAAGCATTCCAGAAAAACGTCAAGCCGCATTGCGATTGGGTTTTTATATGGACAAAGGCTGGACAGTAGAAAGATTGTAAGGCAAGATAAATTTTGACTTGCCACAATAAATCATAAATGCTATAATAGTATTTCTTAAGGCAGATAATGGCTTTATTTTTTAACTTAGAGGTCTTGGAAAGGGAAGCTGCAGGTGACCCCGATAAATTCTTAGCACTGCTTACCTATCACCACCGTGGCAGCATCCCTACCAGCTCTAAATCTAAATATAAACCTAGTAAAACATCGTTAAAAGGCAGCAGTTATTTACTGAATCCCGACCCAGTATTGAGCCTAGAAAACATTGACCCTGGTTATAGAACGCAATACATAAGGTTAGCAGGACGTCGTGACTGGTTCCTTTACAAAACATACGGTGTGATAACACTAGATAGATCATTTTTTCCAGATCTTTTAATAGATAAAATAAAAAGCAATCCATTATTAATTATTGAAACCAATCTAATCAAATTCAAATACGAGGAAATTTACAATGGCTCTAAAATTTGGCGAAACAAAAGGCAAGGCAGTTAAGAAGTCCGTAGAGGCTTATGAGTACAAAGACGGTGACAATACTGTTCGTCTTATCGGTGGTGTGTTACCCCGATATGTGTACTGGCTAAAGGGTACCAACAACAAGGATATCCCTATCGAGTGCTTGGCCTTTGATCGTGAAAAGGAAAAGTTTACAAACGTGGAAGTAGACCACGTACCAAGCTACTTCTCTGACAAGAAGTGCAGCTGGGCGTACTCAATCAACTGTATTGATCCCAAGGACGGCAAGGTCAAGGCACTAAACCTGAAAAAGAAGCTGTTTGAGCAAATCATCAATGCAGCAGAAGATTTGGGCGACCCAACCGACTACGACAAGGGTTGGGATGTTGTATTCAAGCGTACCAAGACTGGCCCTCTACCATTCAATGTAGAGTACAACTTAAGTGTGTTGAAGTGCAAGGTTCGCGCACTGACACCAGATGAAAGGGCCCTGGCTGATGCAGCAGAAAACATTGATTCAAAGTTCCCACGTCCTTCTCCAGAAGAAGTAAAAGCCGCTCTCGACAAGATTGTAGCAGGCGCTACTGGCGAGGGTGAAGACGGTGTAGACCCAGAGTCTATCAAAGAACTAGGTTAATTAAAAAGCCCCTAAGAACTACAACTCTTAGGGGCTTTTCTCACTGAGGTCTTATGAAGATATTATTTATAGCAGATATACACATCAAGCTGGGTCAGAAAAATGTTCCAACAGATTGGGCTCGTAATAGGTACGAACTCATGATGGATCAATTGTGGGAGATTCAAGAGCAGTGTGATATCATGATTGTGGGCGGTGACGTATTTGACAAACTGCCTTCCATGGAAGAGCTAGAAGTCTACTTCGACTTTGTGGCCAGTTGCAGGATTCCTACCTATATCTACAGCGGAAATCACGAAGCTGTTAAACGTAACACTACTTTTTTGACAAATCTAAAAGGTGCTACTAACAAAATCAATGAGTTGGTCACTATTGTAGACGACTACTGGAGTAATGGTGTAGTAGACATTATACCCTACAACAAACTCAAAGAATGGGAAAAAGATCCTGACAACACTTTTTATAGCTTGCACAACCGTATACTCTGTACTCATGTAAGAGGAGAAATACCACCACATGTTAAACCTGAAATACCTCTGGAACTTTTTGATCGCTGGAGTTTGGTTTTGGCCGGTGACCTTCACTCTTACGACAATTGCCAGCGTAATATTCTTTACCCTGGTAGTCCCGTTACCACTAGTTTTCATCGTGGTCTTGTCGACACCGGCGTTATTATTGTGGATACTGATACTCTCAGCCATGTTTGGCAAAAGCTAGAAGTACCGCAACTGATTCGTAAAACTGTAAAAGCTGGCGAGCAGATGGTTGCCACAGACTATCACCACACCATCTACGAAGTAGAGGGTGACATGAGTGAACTGAGTGGTGTAGAAGACAGCCACTTGATCGACAAAAAGATTGTCAAAAGAGAAACAGATACAGCACTTATCTTGACCCCAGAACTAACGCTGAGTGAAGAAGTTGGCGAGTACCTACGTTATGTGCTCAACCTAAACGAAGAGTCAATACAAAAAGCGTTACAGGAATTAAAAAGCCATGAATACAGAATTAACTAATGCCGTCGTATACAGTCAAGAAAATTGTTTTGCTTGCAACAATGCTGTAACATTGCTAAAATCAAAAGGCTATACAGTAGAAGTGAGAAAACTAGATATTGCCGGCCCTTGGACTAAAAAGCACTTGTTAGAACTAGTGCCAGGTGCTCGTAGCGTTCCACAAATATTTGTTGGTAGCTACTATGTGGGTGGATTAAATGAATTGGTGAAGTACTTCAAGGAAGGTCAATGATTGTTCTCAAAAAGATGAAGTGGAGCAATCCCTTTAGTTATGGAGAAAATAACGAGATAAACTTTGACAGTTCTCCACTGACTCAGATTGTTGGCGGCAACGGTCATGGCAAGAGTAGTATTGCACTGATCCTAGAAGAAGTTCTCTACAACAAGAACTCTAAAGGTATCAAAAAAGCAGACCTCTTAAACCGCAACGTCAAAGCAAAAAGTTACTCTATTGAACTGGAGTTTGACAAAGACGGTAAAACTTATACTGTCAAAACAGTTCGTGGAGCCACACAAACTGTTAAACTGACATGTGATGGTGAAGATATTAGCAGTCATACTTCTACTGCCACCTACAAGACCATCGAAGAACTGATAGGATACGATCACAAGACTTTTTGTCAAATTGTATATCAAAGCAGTAGTGCCAGTCTAGAGTTTTTAACTGCCACGGACGGCAACCGCAAAAAGTTTTTGATTGACTTACTCAACCTTACAAAGTATGTAGAGTTAGGTGATATCTTCAAAGAACAGGCCAAGGCTGTAGATGTTGCTGTTACAACAGCTCAAGCAAAGATTTCCAGCTGTCAGGATTGGTTGAAGAAGTACAAGTCCACAAACTTGACCAAACAAGAAATCCAAGTAGTACCAGATCAACCCAAAGAGTTGGAAGATCACTGCCAAGGCTTGCGTGATGACTTGAGAGACCTTGAGTCTAAAAACAAGACGATTGTACAAAACAACAAGTACAAAGAACTGTTAGATGGTTTAGTTGTAAAGCCGGTCGGTGCCCGACCAGGTGGTGAGATACCAGTCTATACCCGTGAAAAAATTGAATTGGACAAGACAGCCAAAGACTGTGATGCCTTTATTTCCAAGATGAACAAGTTGGGTAGTGTGTGTCCTACTTGTTTGCAAGAGGTCGACAAACACAAGATTGACAGTTTGTTGGAAGAACAGTACTCTTCTAAAAGGTACGCCTCTATAAGGTCAAAAGAGCTTGAGGTCTTGATCCAAAATTTGGAGGGGGAAATCAAGGCATGGGAAAAGCTCAATGAAACTAAAGAACTGTATGAAGAATATCATGCTCTCTACAATCCAGTCATTCTTCCCGAATTGTTAGATAAAAAGACTCTGGAATTCACAGTCAAATCTACAGAGCTTGCTATACAAGAAGTCAGAGAAGCAATCAAAAAAGTAACTGAACACAATAACAAAGCACTGGCCCACAATGCCCGAGTAGATGTAGTACTAGGTCAGCTACAAGAAATGGAAGAAAGCCTTCTAGCACACCAAGCGGAACTGGAAGAAGCCAGTGACAAACTGTCTACTCTACAGGTCTTGGTAAAAACATTTAGTAGCACAGGGCTGGTTGCCTATAAAATAGAGTGTTTGGTAAAGGATTTGGAGTCTACAACCAACGAGTACTTGGGTGAATTGAGCGGCGGACGATTCCAGTTGGGTTTTAGAATTGCAGGCAGTGATAAACTGAATGTAGTTATCACAGATCAAGGCAAAGATATAGAAATCCTAGCCCTGAGCGGTGGCGAAAGAGCCCGAGTTAATGCAGCAGCACTGTTGGGCATACGCAAGCTGATGCAGAGTTTGAGCAATACTCGCATCAATTTGTTGATACTAGACGAAACCATTGAGAACCTGGACTTAGAAGGCAAGGAAAAGCTGGTAGAAGTACTGCTAAAAGAGGAGTACTTAAATACCTTTGTGGTAAGCCACGGGTTCACCCATCCTCTACTAGAAAAGGTTACAGTAATAAAACAAAATAACATTTCTAGGATAGACAATGGTTGACAGCAGGGATAAAGGTAGCAGAGCAGAAACTGTTATTCGAGACAAATTACGGCAATTAACAGGACTGATGTGGGAACGTACACCAGGCAGTGGAGCACTTGATCCAAAGCATCTCTTAAAAGGCGATTTATATGTACCGGGCGTTACAAACCTGTGGTGCGTTGAGTGCAAACACTACAAAGACGACCACATTAGTACCAAGGTCTTAACAGACAAGAACCCACAGCTGTTTGAGTGGTGGAGTCAGTGCAAACGACAGGCCGATCAGGTCAACAGAGAACCTCTGTTAGTCTTTAAACACGACCGCAGTAAGTTGTTCTGTGCTTTTGAAGTCCTACCAGAAACACACGTTCCGTTCTTGTACGTCAGCCGCAACGGTTTTGAGTTCTATGTAACGATTCTAGAAGACTGGATTGTTCAAGAAAAACCAAAATTTGTGTCTTGAATAACCATCTCGTATGTTGTATAATAACAGATTAACTACAGAGTCAACATGAGTATTGAATTTAACAAAGTACAAGAGCTGGAACCTAACACAGCATTGGTAGTAGATTGTCTCAACTTGGGTTTTCGGTGGAAGCACAGTGGTGATACGGACTTTCTCGACAGCTATATCAGAACAGTGGACAGTCTTCGCAAGAGTTATAAAGCTGGCAAGGTTATCCTGACCTGTGACAGTGGCAGTAGCAGCTATCGCAAGAGTATCTATCCTGGCTACAAACAAAATCGCAAAGACAAGTTTGATCTACAAACTCCTGAGGAAGCTCTGGCGTTTGAACGATTCTTTACAGAGTTCAACCGTGTGATGGATCACTACAAGAACTCATCAAAGTATCCGCTGTTTCGCTTTGACAAATGTGAAGCAGACGACATTGGAGCCTATATTGTCAAACACCGCAAAAAGTTTGATATAGACAAGGTGGTGTTGATCTCGTCAGACCGGGACTGGGACCTGTTGGTGTGTGAAGACGTGATGCGGTTCTCTTACGTTACGCGCAAAGAAATTACATTGGAGAATTGGAACGAACACTATGAGTACAATCCTGCTGATCACATTAGTATCAAGTGCCTTACTGGCGATTCCGGTGATAACATTCCTGGTGTCGCCGGAATTGGTCCGAAAAAGGCGCAAACTCTGGTATCTCAGTATGGCAGTACCTGGGATATCATTGCTAATTTGCCGATTGCTAGTCGATATAAATATGTACAAAACC